ATTGCAATAGATCCACTATCAATTACATAATTAATAGTTCTAGTTAAATCTGCAGTTGTTGCAAGAGCAATTATAAAAACATCATCTCCTGCATTTGGAGCTACAGTAAATATTATATTATTTGTCGAAGTAGTATAATCTTCAATGGGTTCCATTACAAGATTATTTTTTACCACAATTAATTGTTGATCATTTATGGGAACATATGAACTTCCGCTTGCATTTAATCCAAAAGTATGTGCAATTCCCGTAAACTGAGCATTTATATTATCGAGAATAATATTTCCATATTGAATGGATTTGGTGGGAATTTCATAATCTACACCAATTCTATATGGACCAGGTTCATTTAAAGTTACTATGTAATCTGTCATTATGATACTCCTGGAGTTACTAGAACATTTCCTTGTACAGCTCTAGTTCTATATGAATTTGGTGAAATTAAAATGACATCATATACATATCTACCTCCTTCAATTGCATCAGTTGCAGTATATCCCATAGAAACTGCAATTTTTCCGTTAATTCTATCAGGGAAACTTAAAGTTAATGGATAGGAAGTAGAAGATGTTGGGTGTTTTCTAATTGAAGAAATACCGGTATATCCAGTTAAATTTAATGGTGCATTATTGGTGTTCCTGATTGTAAAGGTGGCTTGAAAGTCAACCCCTTGTTCAAGAACTAAGTTTACATTCCTTGCCGCCATTATGAGAACCTGTTTTTAAATATTTATGATTCGGAGTTTAATTTAGATAAAATTAATTTCATCATGTCTTTCATTTCACTTACATCAGACTTCAATTGGTCTATTTCATCGACCTTATCATTAATTTCATTTAGTCGGTCAATTTCTTTTATTTTTGTAGTTTTCAATTCCAAATATTTTTCATAATCAGAATCAGAACAATTTAAAATAGCACTAGAGTTTTCATCACGAAATAACCCCATGTTTCCCTCTACTGGTATTAACATAATTTTTTAAATAGTTGCAATGACTCTAAAATCTCTAATTTTTGGCACAAATGCTGAATTAGTACCTGTCATAAGAATTTTTATTTGGAATCCATTGAATTGCGGTAAACTAGATGCGGTAAACTCATAAGTATTGTAATTTTCCTCAGAAGTTGAACTTAATATATTTTTATCAGGTCTTCCGTTATTCTGAGCAGAATTGATAACTTGTAAATTTGCATCTAAATTATCATATCCAGGGAATAACTGCCAAAGTTGAGGTTCTGCAGGAGCGTCCGGTCTAAAAATTCTATAACAAACTCTAATATCATTTGTTGGATGTCTAAAAGCATCAAAAAATACTTTTAAATTATCAGCAACTTTATCTAAAATAACAATATTACTCAAATATGTTGCTGCTGTAGGATCATCTGTTAATGAATTAACTCTAGGATCTGCAGCATAATCCGTAATCTTAGAATTAATTCTATTAGAAATAGCAACTAAGTTCACTCTATCTAAATCAATCATTGGAGAAACTTTTTCATCTTCACTACTTAATGTTAATTCCATAGTAAATGATTTTTTACCGGGGAAACTTGACAAATATGTTTCTTCATTAATTTGTGAACAAATGATTCTTGGAGAATTAAATTCATTATTAGAATTTAAAGATATGTCCACAAATCCTTGGTCTAAGAATGGGGTTAAATTACTATCTGGGGTAGACCCACTAAAAGTTCTTACTTTTGCTGATATAGATGTTTTTTGTGGCAATAAAGTTTGAATATTAGATCTAATGACGTTAAATGGTATATTTTGAGTAGCCTTAGGACCTTTTGGTGATCCCAATAAAGGAACAGTGTCGTAAGATCCACATGATTTATCATCACTGAAATATAGAGCAGGATATCCGAGAACACTTGCAGGAGTTCTGTCTATGCCTCTACTACTCATTCCAACTTTAATATAATAATAATCTAAATCAGTTGGATAAGTTACTAAATCCGTATCAGATAAATTATGAGTTTTGTTTATTCTTCTCAAAGATACTCCATTTAACTCATATTTGAATATAGGGAATTCAAGATCATATGCTCCAGAAATTGTATCATCAATATTTCTAGTTATTCCAATCAGAGTATTAGTAGCGGTAACAACTCCAGTGTACTTGATAACTTCATTATCAATTAAAATATATCCAGGATTTACGGAAGAAACTGGAACATTTTCAAAACTTGTAAATATTCCAACAGAACTTACCGTAATACTACTTGTAGAAGTTGAATCATATGTAGCTTTTAGTGTTTCAGGTTTTTTATCGGGTTCTATTCCTGAAAGAGTTACTTTATCAACTAATGAATACATTCCATGATTGTTATGACTAACTTTAAAATGTAATCCATCAGTTAAGTCAGTTATAGTATTAACAGTTGCACCGGAAAGAAGTGAAGTTCCAGCAGAACCCACATAATACAAACTATCAACTGCATTTTGATTGAGAGCTCCTTGAACTCTATCTACCAATAATGAATTAAAAGAAGATATAATTCCTACATTATTTGGAATAGTAAGAATTAAGTTTGTACCAAGTGAATCCGTCTGAGAATAATCTACTTCTAGTGAGTCTCCATATGCATACCCCGTTCCACCAATGGAAACCGTGGCTGCAATAGCAACTCCATTTTGAACACTTAAGTTCACTTTTGCGCCAAAACCAAAACCAGTTATAGGGACTAAATTTACATTAGAATAAGTTTTAAATGTATTTGTAAATCCAATTCCAGAAGAAGTTATTACTAATGTACTTCCAATCCCTACGGCACCGACTATACTCTTCAGATTTGAACTAAATGATTGATTATTACTTTGTAATATTGGACTTCCAGGAGTTAATCCGGTAACTTCAGATGAAGTTAAACTTTTACCTAATCCAATTAGAGTTGATTTTGAAATACAATCAAGTGCATTTGGTCTTAAAGTAACAATTTGATTATTACCAATATCTAACTTAGGATTATAGAATCTAACTGTGGAAGATCCAGTAAAAAATTTTGCTCTATAAAGAACTAATTTCAAGTCTTCTAATTGACTTGGATCCCATGTTGCACCGTTTTGTGATTTAAATAATGATCCCAATAAAGGTTGTTGCGATACAACTATTTTTTGAGATTCCGGCAAATTCAAAGTGGTTACATCCTCTTCACCCATTCTGGAAATCCATACTGTATATTCATTTGATGCAGAAAGTAAGACAACACAATAAGCATTTCCACTTTCAAGATATACTGGGGACGGAAAAGTAAATGTTGTGGGAGTTCTGCCATCTTCAGATACATTTATCTGACTTGGATCTAAAACAACCTCTCCAAAGGGAATAATAGTTGTTGTGGGCAAACCAGTTTGCATAGTTCTGATTTGCATGGTAATTGGTAAATTTTTGGTATCTTTAGATTTAAAGAATATATCACATTTTGTAATAAATACTCCGTTTTCATCTGGAACTTCAAAAGACTGTGCAAGAGGATCGACCCATCTTGTTTGAGTTACTGTTCGATTTATAAATGAGGTGCCTGCAACTAAAGATGTTTGTTGATTTGTTAAAGTTCTTTCTTCAGTTCTGGTGTTTCTTTCTACAGTTGCATTTCTTGTTCTTAAAGTAATCTCTTCAGTATTACTTAAAGTTCCAGTAGATCTAAATTTGGCATCAGCTGTACTGTCTGTGGCTCCAACAATTGTAGTATTATTAGAACTAGTTGTAAGAATAAAAGTTTTTGTTCCGGTTTCAAATGATGGTGTAGATTGTAATCTGGAGTCGGGAATGAACAGTGATCCAATTAAAGTTCCCGTAGCATCAGTAACAAATCTAAGATCTGTTACTTTTGCAATAGCTTTAGAAGATTCACCTTTCAACTGCATGTTTGCAATAATGTGTCCATAAAATCCAGAGGCAGATTGTAACTCCAATGAAGCTGTATCGACATTTAATATTGTGGAAGTTGTTGAATATGAAGATGGTACTAACTGGGTTGGTAAATATGGATTGTCTGTGTAAATTTGTTCTGGTTGATTATATGGACCATATTTGTGGTTTGAAGTTGCTAATCTAAATCTAATGGAAGTAGTTCCTACTGTGCCAGTAACTGTTTCACCAACAACAAAAGTGCCACTCTCCATTTCAATTTCAATAAGTTTTGGAACAACATACTTGTTCATATCAACATTATCAAAAAATGCATATAATCTAGTTTTTGGTTTTAGTCTTCTTGCTATAAACTCAATGTTTCTAGATCTCATTGTATGAATAACTTCTGTAGATACAACAGAACTACCGAGATTTATAGAATCAAATCGGTCACCAACTTTATGTTGAATACCTTGTCTAGATTGTCTTGCAGTAGTGAGAGTAGTAGAATTTGTAAATGTAGTAAATTGATCTCTGAAAGACGTAGTATTAGTAATAGGTATTCCCCTACCCCCGACAAACCCACCTGTCCACTCACTACTACCCAATACAGTAGTTCCAAGATTTAAAGTAGCTACATTTTCTCTAGCTATTTCTTGTGTGCCAGTCCAAGTGGTTTCCCAAGATCCCCAGTCTATTGGAGACAATCCGGTATTACTATCGACTCCCAACTGTCGTAATGTAGTTTCATAATTTCCTTCTCGGTCTATAGTTCTCTTCGTCCCTCTAGTTTCAATCCAAGTATCGGTGGAAGGATTTAATTCTATGGCGCCAATCCAATTAACAACATTGAAAGGGTTAACATTTTCAATTCTAGTAGCAAAAGTATTTTTAAGGAATACTTCATTTGAATATTTTAAACAAACGATATCACCAACTTTAACTGTATTGGGATTACCAAGATCTTCTACAAATCTCAAGTCTGCATCTGGATTTGAAACATTTGAAGATCCTATTACAGCTTCAGATCCCAAAAGAAGATCTATTGAAGTAGTATAGTGTTGAGATCTAAGCAATCCTTCCTTAGTATCAATACTACATTTATGTTGTGGATCACCTAAAGACCCTGAGCTTATTGATTTAAAATTATCAACAAGAAAACCACACTTAAATCTATCTAGTTGAGTTTGAGAATCTCGTAAAGTTAAATTTTTGGTATCGGTTTCTAATAAAGACAATGAAGTATAATATTCTATATTTTTTATTCTATCTTCAAGTTTAGCAATATCTTTCATCCTATAACGTTTGTGTGAAGACAATTGTACAGTTACATCCCCAACGTTGTAAACGTATGGTCTCATAGTAATAGTAGCTACTTCTAGAGCATTATCAATAACTCCAGGAGAAATCGGAGTTATTGAGGGAACTCCTTTAGTAACAAAAAATTCACCATATCTATTAAGATAAAGTTTATCAATTCTACCAAGATAATATGAATATGATAAAAATAGATTTTTATCTTTAGCAAAATTATATGGACTTGAATTTGTTGCAGGTAAAAATTGTCTGGAACTGAATTCAAATGGAGAATATGGCGTTAAAGAACTATTATATGGACTAACTCTGGGTCTCAAATCAATGATATCACTCGATCTATAAAAAGAAATAAAAGGTAGTTCTTGGGAATATCTATCACGTTCATATGAACTGACCGTCACAAAATCTCCATCATCATTTGCATCTATGTAATAATGATTATATACAACTTTTAATCTTTTTATTGGCGCGGTTACACCAGATTTTCTTATTAGTGATGAATAATCTGCTATTTCTAAACTTTGACCGCTATCAAAAATAAAGTCTGATACAATATTTCTATCTCCTTCTATCAGTAGATTTATTCTTGCAGTGAGATTTGACTCATTAAATAGAATTTTTTCACCTTTGATAAATGTATTTTCATTGACATACACAAATTCTAATTGATTTGTTCCATTAGTTGCGACAAATGTTGCCATTGCATTACTAGATTGACCATAAATTATTTCACCTTTTATGGCATTCAAAATATTGGCATTTAAATCTACAACTTCCAATCTTGGTAATTCTGCATCATTTGCATTAGATGATTCAAAAACTCCCGTAACAACAATTACATCTGGAACATTTAAAGATATCCTTGTATCTTGTACTCTTGTTCCATAATAAGGACTATATGTTAGTCCATCATTAAGAGTAGTACTACCAATTCCAGATGAATGAGTACTAGAATTTCTAACATCTAAAACTGCAGATCTGTTATAGATTTTTTTTCTGGATTTGAGTCTTCTTTTTCTTAAAGTTGCAGTTAATGTTGCAGAACCATTTTTACTCAAATTTACTAATGTCAAAGTTCTTCCAGAAGTAATAGTAAATTGATTAGATGTTAATGGTTCAATTGTACCATCAGAAAACACCAAGGAATAGTCTTCTTCATCAAACTGTTCTAAAGTAATATCGGTATCGGTTTCTAAAGTAGCTGTCAACCCATTAGAAGAAACAGTTACTGAATATGACTTTCTGTAAACTATTTCACCTTCAGATACATCAACATTTGCAATATTTGAATTTTGCAATTTGGCAAAGAAAAATGACTCTTTATTGTTCAATAATGTAGATACCCCTTTAAACAATCCTGTGGTAGTTGTCGTGCTTCCAGGTAGTCCTCCACTATTAACACCGGCAACACTTGGAGTTGACTCTACCGTTATAGATTTTCCAGAAGCATTTATGGATGTTACTCTATTATAAGTTGGTACTGTTTCTCCAGATTTTGTATAAACAAAAATATCTCCCGTATTAATTCCTACACCAAAAGACAAAGTAGATGTAGTTACCGTGCTTATTCCCCCAGATCCTGCAGAAATAGTGAAGTTAGTTCCTTGTGGTGCAATAGGAATTCCTACTGATATCACAGTATCTGCTGTAAAAGAGGTTGTAGCTCCAACATATCCAACTAATTGTCTTATATCTCCAAGATTATAATCTCTAACATTAACTATTGTTCGAGAAATATCTTGACCATCTACTTTTAACTGTTCACCAATAATAAAATTGCCAGAAACTTGATATAATACTACTTGATCACTATTTGTAACGTTTGAAGCCAAATAACCAGATGCTGAACTATTTTTACCTTGAACAAACGCTGGTCTAGTTAGAGTTATAGTTGTATTTAATGTCAAATATGTATAAGTTTGTAAGTCAAAAACAGATGTTTCAAAGAGAGTAGTAGCGTCTTCATATGCAGCATTTTTTAATTTTAAATCATAAACTCTGCCAACTCCTATTGGAATTCCGGATGAAAGTCCTGGAGTAACAGTTCTTTTAGAATATAAAGTGATTTGACTGGTAGAACCAAATCCTACAGGAATAGATCCATAAAGGTTATTAAGTTCTACTTGATTGCCTAAACTAAAAGGAATGGTTATATCTTTAACAGTTTCTGTGGTTCGTGGTTTTTCTAAATCTGCATTTACTGTTACAATAGTTTCTACTTCATATCCTTTAACATAGGCTTTTCCAGGTGAAATTTGTAAAGTTACTAACTCATCTGAAGGAATATTTCCCTGTCTTGTTAGTTGGCCAGGATTATAGACTCCATTATTTCCTATTTTGTTATTTAAAGATTCCTTAGCAACAACTTTAAATGGATTTACATAATAATCGCCAGACTCATCAGTAGTTCTTCTTGCTAATTCATCCGTTATTAACGAAGGAATATTTTCTTTTTTAAGAACTCTTTTTATATTTCCGTTTTCAAGTCTTAGTAATTCTACAAAATTTTCATCATTAAAGTCATCTATTGATTTTTTTATTAATGTTGATACTATCCTAAGTCTATCGGCACCAGGAGCAGCAAAATTAGAAAATCCCCTAGCATTATCAAATAAGTCTGAGTTTGCTTGGGATGGTACAGTTATATCTTCAAAAATAGATAATCCTACTCTATAAGAAGGTAGATTTGAATATTGATCTAATATTACTGTTTGTGGAAAGACATCAACAAAAAATCCTCTTATAAAATAGACACCTTCTTCAATTTTTACTGCAGATCCCGTAGCAGTAGAGTTTGATATAAGAGTAGTCGCAAATGAAGATTCTAATCTAATAACTCCAGATCCGTAATCAATATTTTCTAATACAAGTAAATTTTCACCATCAACAAATGTATTACTACTAAAATCAGTTTCACTAGAACTTTGATATTTAATATACAATGTGAAAGTATCGTTTTCAGATTCTTCGCTAGTAATATAATTTTCAATTTTTGCTAAAACTCCACTTGTTTCTCCTTTTATTTGTTTTCCAAGCAAATATGACAAATATGTAATTACGGGGATACTTAAATGAGTTGGATCAATTTGAACACACGTATATTCCGAATCATAAGCAATATTACCAGGAATAACTACAGATCCTTCTTTGAAAAAATGTTTACCAAACTTTTCAACTTGATTTTGTAAAATAGACTGGAGTGTTGTCAGTTCTCTTGCTTGAATTGGAGTTCCTGGCTTAAATAAAACTCTTTGATAATTTTTTCTTGGGTCGAAATCATCAAAATATGGAGACGTATTTAAATTAGTGTTTTGTGCCATTTCTATTAGAACTCCAGTACAATTTTAATGTCTTCTTTTTGATTAGCAGACCTTGGGATAGGTTGTCGATTATCCAAATAAATGATATCTCCAGATTTTTTGTTGTACTCAGCAGAGGAAATGCCCGCTACAAACTCTTGACCCAACTGATATATTCTATTATTTATTGTGGTAGTTACACCACTAAAATTTGAGTTGATGGATAGTGTTGGACCAATAATAGAAGAGCAATTAATTGTTAATCCGTACCCAACATCTGGACTAGAAGTAAATGGAATAATTTTAAATCCAGTTTCACTCGAAGCTAAGCCAGTAGGTTGATAATATTTTAAAACACCAGTTATTGAATCCCAAGACGAAACAAATCCAATTGCAGTGGATCCCAATCCTACGGTTTGTTTAATTACAGAGTCAATCGCATAAGTAGTATTAGTTGTAACTCCAGATAATTTTAGGGCATTTAATCCACTAACCAAAGATGAGTCCAACAGTTGAACACTACTTCCAACTATAGTTGGATTTTTTAAAATTCCAACCCTAGCAAAATCATTTCCTAAAATAATATCTGGATTACTTTCTAAAGTTTCATATCTAGAATATAATAGAACTCTATATGCTCCCAGTTCTCGGTAAATATCATACCCATGACCTCCCTTTGGAGGAATAATGACATTGAAAGAAGACACTGACGTAGTTCCAATTCCAGTATTACTCAGTTGACGCAAGGGACCGGTTATTTCTGAACCTGGAGCTCCTGGATAAAATTGTATTGTGCCATAAGTATATCCCCTTCCACCATCAGTAACAAATACTTCGGATACTTTACCAAAAGAGTCTATAGTTATTGTGGCTTTACCACCAAATCCATCTCCCAATATAGGTACATTTGAAAATGACGTTGAAATTGGTTGATAATTAGCTCCCCTATTGTTTATAAGGATAACTTCAATTTTACCATCAATTGCATTATTTTTTGTAGATATCGATTCTCCAGTATTTCCCCAATTTTCCGGTACCGGGATATACTCAATAGAATCAAATTTAACAATTTCCGAAGGTTTAATTGTGTATAGATATTTCCAAATGTAACCGTCTCCACTAGCTCCAGCAGCTCTTGGTTCCAAATCAATAAAAGTAGGTTGATCGAAAGATGGTCTTCCTTTTGGATTCTCCGGATCAGTTCCATTTTGAAGACATATATAAACTCTTAAATCCTCATTTATCACATAATAATTTGCTTCATATAAACTTGTTTGAGATGTGACTGAAGTAACATTATATACACTATAATCATGTCTATACATCTCATAAGTATTTCCGGCAACCCATTCCACTTTTCTAACAAGTCTTCTTACATCTTGACCTGAAATTTGTTTCAAAGATATAATACTTTCTTTAACTTGATATTCTTCTCTAAACCCATCTACAGGAGATGGAGTATTAGAAGTCCAAGTTGGAGCTCCGCCAGCAGCTGGATTAGTACTATTAGGCAATCCTATAAAACTATAATACTTATTAGAAGTATCACCTACTCCAGAAACACTCTTTACAAAGTTTTCTGCATTTAAAATTCTAAACTGATCTGATATTATGGCGGGCATTTTAGAACATACTTTTTTTTATTTAGTTACATTTTACTTACTTATTACACTTCTAGTCCTCATAATTTTTGGAGAAGATAAAATTCCTAAAATTCCGTTGTCATTAAAAACTTCAAATGTTTTTGGATTACCTAAAATTCTATTTTGATAATCATATATCTTAGCCCAACTATATCTACCATAGTAGTTATTTGTCCCAAAACCTGTATTACCAGACCCTCTACTATAAACTTTGATATAATTATCTACCATCGGTGCAAAATTACAAGTAACAGTAATAATTCCCACAGATGGCGTCGTTACATGTTCTACTATGTAAACTCCATCTATAAAAGATTTTGCCACACCAATTTTTGAATTTGGATAGTTGGACATTCCACCAAGAAGTGTAGTAATTCCAACTAAATCTCCACCAATTTCGACATTGCTATCACTTATTACAAAGTAATCACCCTTGGATAATTGACTATTAATAACTCCAAAAATATTTAATGAAGAATATCCAATTCCTAAAGTACTATTGTCATATTGTTCAGATTTTAACGTAAATGAAACTTTTGGAGTTGTTGTTCCAATTCCAGGAGTTCCCGCTATGTAAGTTGTAACTCCAATTATTATTCCGTGATCACCAATAACTTTAAAAGATTTTACTACTTCTGTATTATAAGTGTCTGATTCTATTATTACAGGTGGAGGTTGAGTTGGTTCATATCCAAATCCGGGGTTTACTACTTGTATGGATGTTACGACTCCAGAAGTTACGCTAGAAATTGCGGTTGCTCTATTATAAATTGGTTCAGCATATATTGCAGTAGCACCAGATCCTATGGCAACGTATCTACCATCAGAACCAATATTATCGACAAATACCAAATCATTAATAAAGTTTGCTTGTAATGTTGATCTATAAATCCAGTTACCCAGATCGAATGAATAATATAAATCTCCTGTAGATGTAATAATTACATAGAATCCATAACTATAATAAATGTTTATTATATTTGATATTCCAAGATTATTTGGAACAGTTTGATATAAATTCCTATTTACAGATCTTACAATTACTCCGTAATCTCCAACTGCTACGTATTTTCCATCAACATAAATTACCTTATTCAAGTTTGTGTTTACTGGAGAACTTACGAATTCCCAAACATTTCCATTGTTAGAGGTTCTAATTACTCCATCATTTCCGACAGCAACAAAATACTCGGAACCAAATGTTACACTATTTAAGTTGGATAAAGTTTCAGAATATCTATTTACAAATGAATTTGTACCCACTCCAAGTCCAATAAATATTGATCCGCCAGCACCAACAGTAACCCAAGTATCAGTAATATTGGAATATACGACTTCATTAAATGTACCTGTATATCCACTACTTACTCTGTTCACAACTCCAAATCCCGGAATTGAAACGTCCTCTTCTATTGGAATTTGTGTCCATGAAGATATTACATTACCATAATCTGTTGCCTTTATTATTTGACCAAGATTTCCAACAGAAAGTAAGAAATTGCTTGTACCAACTCCAACCGATTCAACTGAATTAAAATTAGAAGATTGTCCAAATCCAACGGTAGAGATTTGCCAGTTTATTCCATCAAAACTAGTTGCATATGTAGAACTATTTCCTATAGCGATAAATTTATCATTGTATTTGATAGACTTTAGAGAAGAAAAAGTTGATACTCCAACAGCACCTGTCCAATTAAAAATTGGATCTTTTTGGACAATAAGAGATTCGGAAATAATTACTTTTGGTGATTGGGTATTAGCATATCCAACACCACCATTTGAAATTACAATCGATGAAATTGTGGATGATGATGAGACAACAGATTGAGCTAAAGACTCTTGAATTGGTCTATCCTCCATTACCAATACATCTCTTAAATCTTCGGTAAGAGCATCTAAGTCTGAAAACAATGGATATGCATTATCTACATATATTACAGTATCATCTGGTTCAATTTTTTTGATAACAGTTGCAAAAGGTTTGATATTACTCTGCAAACTTGGTCTAGATTTGGAGTATAGGGATCCATTAATTACAGTATCAGTAAGTTGTTTTTTCCAAGTAAGAGGTCTAATTTTTGTTGGATCGGTAATAATACCAACAGAATAGTAGTTAAATGTTTCTAATTGATCAGAAGCAGTAATTTTCTTAACAACTCGGTCAAACTGAGAAATATCAAATAAATCTTCAGGATTTTCTTCTATAGTTATAATATCTCCAGGTTTAATTGTTTTTGGTGGATCAATTAATTCAACATCTACAGAAGAACCTCTGTAATAGAGAATAACACACTTGGAGCCTGATTTTGGAGGTTCTGTGAACAATACTCTACTTCCGGAAAACTTATACGATGTATTAGGAACTTGTAAAATATCATTTATGTATATAAAAATATTATTTGTTATATCCAAATCTGTACCATCAGGAACCCTTAATCCTAAAACTTGTTTCACCCCATTTACAGTACTTGTAAGTGTAAATTTTTTCCTAAATCCATTAAAGAATTCTGAAATATCATCAAACTGAATAAATTGTCCTGGATAAAAACCAGAAAAACTATCTGTTTGAACTTCTTCAACTGTTAAAATGAGTGGTTGGAATTGTCTAAATGTAACTATTCCGCCCTGAGTGTAATAGTGTGGTATGGTCGAAATGGATCCGGCTAAAACACTAAAAGTATTTGTAGATGCGACAGAAATAACTCTAAAGTCATAAGCACCGTCAGTGCTATCATCAGTGTATGTAAGAACTCTTTGTGAAGTTGGAACTTTTTTGGTTATCCCACCACTGACATAGTTATGTGGTATTGTAGAAATGCCAGCATTAAATGTAAAGGTATTTGTAGTTACTCCAGTAACAGTAAACGTATAGCCATATGGAGAAGTTCCATCTGGGAATATTGTAGTTGTTACTCCAGTATGAGCCGATGCACAAGTGAATGATAGTCCAGATAAAGTAACTTTATCATTTACTACCAAATCATGGTTTATAATTGTTGTTGCTGTGGAAACACCCGTAGTATAATCGTAAGAGAATGTAGAAATTCCTATCTCAGGCCAACCTTCAAACGTATGTACAATGGTAGAAATTCCAGCATTCATTGTAAATGTATTAAGACCAACAGAACTTAGTACGGGGAAAACTCTACCATAAGGACTTGTACCATCTGGAAATATTGTAGTTGTTATTCCAGACCCGCCAGGGCAACTAAATGGTAGATTGAATAAGAATACCTCATCACTTGTTTCATTGGGTTCTACATCAGTTCTAAGTAGTCCGTGAGGTGAATATGTAGTTACTGTGCAAATACCTGTTGCATTATCGTAAGAGAATGTTTTAATACCAACTTCATCATATCCACAAGTAAATGCAATTCCAGTCAAAATTACAGTATCATTCTGACTTAAATTATGAGAAGAGGATGTAGTAACTGTAGTGATTCCTGTTACATTATCATAATTTACATTAGAAATTGATAATGAATCATATCTAAATGTAGTATTTGTCTTAATTCCAAGAGGAGTAAGTTTATCACCAACTTTATAGCCAATTCCAGGTTGATCAAACTTATAGGAAATGACACTAGATCCCATGCCTACTTCAACAGTAATTCTTGCCTTTTGGCCAACTCCAGAAGTTCCACCAGTGTATCCTAAACTAAGATTACTATATCCAGTTGGTATTCCAATTACAACTTCAGGAAGTGATGTAGAAGTATACCCAGACCCAGCATTGACGATTGTAAATCCAGAAATAGTGCCAGCAGCACTCACTGTGGCTATAATGCTTGCTCCAAATCCAATAGTAGATGCAATACTAACAACTGGCGCAGATCTATATCCAGATCCAGATCCAATAACAACTACGTTACTAATAGTTCCACCAGCGGAAACGATTGCAGTAGCAGCTGCGCCAATTCTAGGTAAATATCCATAACTAGTTGATATGCCTACTTTTGATATTTTTCCGGAACTTGGAGTTCCAGATAAGAATTTAATCACATTTGTTCCAATGCCATCTACAGTATAATCTTTTGTTGGATCCTGAAAAACATTATTAATTAATACTATTGGATTATTACTAATATTTGTAGAACTATTGACATTGTTAAAAATTGTTGCAGTAGTTTGACCATTAGATTTTAAAGTAAATTCTGTTGCTGCAATTCCAGTAAAAGACAGAGATATGTCATCAAATAATATATTTTTATCTTGAGGAACATTAGGATCAAATTTTCTACTAAATGCTCTACCTCCAAATATGGATCCAGTTTCCAATCCTACTGGTCCAATTTTTCCATTTGGTGCTTGATCAAAGTATATAACATCACCAATAATATTAAAGTCCCCAACATAAACCGTTCCAGCTGCACCAATAGTATGTGCAGATGCAACTGTACCGAAATAACCGCGTGACACTTCTAAATGATTTGCAGAACTTACTCCAATGGTTTTTACAGAAACATATTCGTTATCAATATTAATAACATCTCCTACAGAAACAGAGGAAATTCCAGAAGAAATACTTATTATTGTTGTTGATGCTGAAGAAACACTAGAAGCAAAAGAAACACTCAATGATTTTCTAGCTATAGCCTTCTGTATTATTCCATCTATTGTTATAATTACACTAGGATTTGGATCCCTATAAGAGAGAGAATGTACAGCTGTACCCACTCCAGTTAGATCGAAAAATACACTTGTGGATAATCCAGAAAGTTTAAATTCATTATCATTTAACTTGTAAACAAAGACTGACTCCGGTAATGAACTAGTGCCTAGTTCTAATGGACGGAAAGATAAATCATCTCTAGAATTTATTCCCCCAATATAAGTACCTGCAATAGAAATAATAGAGTTATTGTTATATCCGGACGCACCATTTAAAACTTCTACATATGTAACAGCTCCATCAGAATCTCTGGCAACATTAAAAGTTGCTCCACTTAGATCGGAGGAGGGAACTGTGGAGTAACTTGCATTTGCTTCGGAATTTATTACTGTTGGTCCAGTATTAGAGATAACGAATGATATATCATTAGTAGGACTTGTGCCTCCAAAATATGTTCCAGAAATAGAAACTTGTTCTCCAACATTATATCCGTATCCCCCGTACATTGGAAGAATCGAAGTAGATATTGCAACTCCTCCTCCACTATAACTGATTAATACATCAAATGAAGCATTTGTTCCAAATCCAGTGGTATTAAATCCTAACACCTGAGTGTAGAGTATATTTCCAGTAGGCCCTATCGGGACTGTTCCAAAAACAGTGGTTGTAATTCCAACGTTGTAGCCATTTTCTAAAACAGCAGTTCCAGAAAAATCAAAAACATTTAATAATGTACTAACGTTTCCAGTAACATATGAGGTACTTGCAATTCCAAC